AAGCGACATACTAAACACCAGGTTTGACCTAGTTATATATTCATAATTGCTTCGTGAAGAATTTGTAACGACATAAAATTCCATATAAGCGTTGCCGCTCATACTTAAAAACTATCGTTAGTTTAAACTCACTCGCAGGCAAAACGCCTTATTATCGGACTAATCAAATAAAAATGATTCACCGACCACACCGCTACCATGTGGATTTTTGCTTACCTTGTTATCATGTTCTAAATAACGCTCATCCCAAACCTCTTGTTGAGATGCAAACGTTGGTAACCCTAAAGGAAACCACCAAACCAAGCCACACTTTTGTAATACCCTAGATAATTTTGCATGAAAATCATTGTAAAACGTTTCCCCATGTAGGAAAACTTCGAACATGAGACTCTTAATCATCTCCATGTTTTGTTCATCAAAACTAACAGTATTACTTTTAACGCAAGTGTGCAGCGTTTTATATAAAGACATGACTTCAAGTGGCCCAAGATATACATCTCGAACCGAGTCATGCCTAAAGGCTCGTTTAAGAAACGAGCAATCTTCCATATTAATAAAGGGAATGGAAACCCCTTCTTTGTCCGCCATAGTGTAAACAACACCATAACGTGCTAATGCACGCTGAATAGCTGTATGATTAAAATCTGGCCTCTCTAAAGAAACTGACATAACATTATCATCCCCATAATTCATTTGTGTAACATAACTATTAAACAAACGATTTCTATCAAATTCATATATTGAATAATAAGCATATCTAATATATAAACTGTTTACTATGTTATTAATAAACACAGTCATGGGATGACCAGATGGTTCAGAGCCAGCTACAGTTATTATTTCCCCGAAGAAATCATAAGTAGGATAACATATCTCCGTAGCTATCCCCCTCATGACTTCTATATCTTCAACAGAATAACCACATCTAACAGCTAAATGTAATAAACACGTAAAAGCGGCAAAGGATACTGTGGGTGACATAGATGAATCAAATCCAGCATAATCACCCGCTATCATCCTATCTCTACCCCTCTTCGTAACATGCTTTACAAATCTATCCCAGTCTAAACCATGAGCATTTATACCCACTGCACTTTCAAAAGGAAAAGGATTGCGCATGATAACAACAGCTAAGGGTAGGAAATACTTCCTAACAATAATGAGACCCTCCAAAGAAACACCCGCAAATACTCTAACCTTACCAGAACCTATTTTCTTAGCTTCATCTTTCAACGACGCTTTAAAAATAAAATTGCACCGTTTCTTATTTAATAGGAGCTTCTCACATTGTTCCACTCTGTCCCAAACGTATTGAGGTGCAGTAACAATATCATTTATGAACTCATTCCCTAACCCAGATCTCTCCAAAATTCTATCTTTGGGTACATTATACGGGGAACCAGCACTCTTAGACATTGCCACACATCTCAATTGAGATATACCATCTTGACCTGATAAAACTATTTCCCGATTCAAAGGTTGTATACCGCGGATGGCTTCCGCCGGTAAACTATCAATGACGCTAGTGTTAAAATCATAACATGCAATAGCCATAATATCGGGATTCATAGCATGAATCTTGTTCATCCGCAGAACTTCATTCCGAATAGGAACATAAGTGTTAAGCCCTTCTGGTTTTCCCCATATACATGGGATACCAAATTCATCTTCAACAGCTTCACTTATTTTTGTCCTAACAACAGCTGAGGTTTGTTTCTGCCTAGGTCCATTTGTTTGTCCATACAAATCAAATGAACCTTCCTCTATAAACCTAAACGGACTATTCTTATGAATAACGCCCGTTAGTTCAACATTTTTGTAAGGTCCAATATTCCTAAGATTAAGCCCATCTGTACAAAGGCTATGAGCTATCATAACACCCCTGCGTTTGGATAAATTTTCTAAACCGGTTCTAAGATCAGCCTGACTAACCATTGTAGCACCACCCTCATTCTGTCCGGTTTTACCACAACAATGGAAACCCTTGATTTGAGGTTTTGATTCAAAAGTAACTAATGGCGCCATACACATACCCTCAAATGTCGGAGTATTTGTACGGTAATGATAACCTTGTACTTTGATCTTACCTTTAGGTCCTTCGTAATGAATAAATCTCCTGGGTTCAGCAACCACTCTTTGTTCACTACAGACAGCCAAATTATCTTTATAGAGGAGAGCACCCATACATCTATTCAGCTCTTTCTCTATAGGGAAATAATCGACAAAATCAAACTGGGAGCCACCCCTATTAAGAATAATCATGGTCAAGTCATTGTCAGGTATATCATAACAACTATTACTAGAAATTATATCCGTGAAATTAGGACCAACAGTTCCTGGTTCCCGGATTATTACGCTAATTTTCTGTTCATAACCAGTGATAACATGGGAATTAATCAACCATACATTACCACACAAAGGGAACAAACATATCTGCGACTTTCTTCCTGTCTCGACACATTCTAAAGACGCACTAGCCATCTTCTTATGTATAAGGGACATCAATTGTTCAGGAGTTGTAGTAGAACTCTTCAATGAGGGTGGCACTTTAGTTATAACAACAGGTGCCCAATGATCAACTTTGTGGTTCTCATCAACAGGTAATGGTCCTCCTTCACTCAATGCTTGGCTCTGATAATTCTTATAAAATTTATAAGCTTTATTGAGCATATATGCAAAGCTAATAATAGAAGTAGTATATAACGTTACTTTCATACACTTCTTCATTTTCTTAATAGTAGCTTGCCTTAGCATAGTTAAGTTAGAATGTTTGACAACTAAATCTACCATTCTATCAGATGCCCATGTATAAGCCCTGTCAAATGTGTTAACAGTAACCCACCCAATCTTCATCGCACAATAAGTGGGTAAAGTGACAAAGGAAATTATAACACTATTAATAAGAAGCAAAAGCATAAAGAAAAAACAATCCATCCTACTCGTATCCCATTTTGCTCTAAGAAAATTCCAGCAAACAGCAGACCAACAACTTAATGAATTGTATTCACCAGTAATGAATTCCTGTAGGAATGGTGTTTTAATTATCTTCTTAATTGTCTGGTCTCTCATATGTTCAAATCTAGTCTTCTTAGGCAAGCTATCACCATAATACAT